GGTCTGGCCACGGGGTGGGGAAAAGTACGGCAAGCAGCTGGGCCATGCTCTGGTACTTTATGACGCGGTCTCCAGTCAAAGTGGTGGTGACTGCACCGACAAGCAGCCAACTGTATGACGCGATGTTTGCGGAGCTGAAGAGGTGGATCAATGCGATGCCTTTGCCTTTGCAGGGGCTGCTGACTGTCAAGCAAGAGAGGATTGAATTCAATGCTGCACCGACTGAGATGTTTATATCGGCTAGGACAAGTCGGGCCGAGCAGCCAGAGGCTTTGCAGGGAATTCACTCAGAGAATGTGATGCTGGTGGCTGATGAGGCATCGGGTGTGCCAGAGCAAGTGTTTGAGGCTGCGGCTGGATCGATGTCTGGCCACAATGCGGTGACGCTGCTGCTGGGCAATCCGGTGAGAAGCTCAGGATTCTTTTACGACACCCACACGCGCCTGGCAGATGAGTGGACTACGTTTCAAGTGGCTTGCACTGACTCGCCAAGGGTGTCGGATGAGTACGTCAAAGAGATGGCCATGCGGTATGGGGAGGAGAGCAACGTCTACCGAATCAGGGTGATTGGTGAGTTTCCCAAGGGGGATGATGACACTGTGATTGCCATGGATTTGCTAGAGAGTGCGGTCAATCGGGATGTGGCGCCAAGTGAGTATGCACCCATGCTCTGGGGCTTGGATGTGGCGCGGTTTGGCTCGGATCGGTCAGCGCTGTGCAAAAGGCAGGGGAATGCCGTGACTGAGGCAATCAGGACATGGAAGAATTTAGACTTGATGCAATTGACTGGTGCGGTGGTGGCCGAGTACCAGGCGCTGGCGCCAAGCCAGCAGCCTAAAGAGATTCTGGTGGATAGCATTGGCCTTGGGGCTGGGGTGGTGGACCGGCTGCGGGAGCTGGGCCTGCCGGCCAGAGGGATCAATGTCAGTGAATCACCGGCCATGGGCGGGACTTACAGGAATCTGAAAGCAGAGCTTTGGTACAAAGCACGGGCATGGCTTGAGGCGCGGGACTGCAAGATGCCAAGGGATGAGGTGCTTATTGCTGAACTGGCCACAGTGCGGTACTCATTCACCAGCAACGGCAAGATCGCCATCGAGGGGAAAGATGAGATCAAGCGAAGAGGGCTGCCAAGCCCAGACAAAGCCGATGCGTTTGTCCTGACATTTGCGTCTGATGCGGTGGCTGGAATGTATGGGTCAGCGGGTAGTAGCAAATGGTCGCAACCACTGCGCAGAAATCTGTCTAGGGTTGCATAATTGGGCATTCACAAACCAATGGGGGAAACCTATGAAGGCAATGACTAAAGCGCAAAAGAAGGTCGGCAAGGTAATGCATGAGTTTGGCTCTGGCAAGCTGCACAGTGGCAAGGGTGGACCAGTTGTGAAGAATCCCAAGCAGGCAATTGCCATTGCAATGTCTGAGGCAAAGATGCCCATGCGCGGTCAGCGCACGGCAAAAAACAAGGCGAAAAAATAATGGCTACCTTAAAACGCACCATGAGCCAGGTCATGGACAACAAATCTGGCATGGCCCAAGAGGGTGATGGCAGCAACTGCCCCATGCCAACTCAAGACATTACGCTCAATCTGAAAAACAGAGCCAAGGCAATCACCAGCGCGGCCTATGGTCCTGAGAATCCCAAACTGCCAAACAGCGCGTTTTGGCAAAAGAAGGCTGGCCAGTGGGATGTCTCAGCCGAGGATGCCAAGAAAAGCCTGTGCGGTAACTGCGCGGCATTCAATGTGTCTGACAAGCTGAAACAGTGCATTGCGCAGGGTATTGGTATGGAAGCAGACCCATGGGGAACAATCAAGTTGGCCGACCTTGGTTACTGCGAGATTTTTGATTTCAAGTGTGCAGCCAGCCGAACGTGCGATGCATGGGTGGTCGGTGGCCCGAACACTGGTGAGTCTGATGGCCAAGACATGGAAAGCGAAGGAGAGGAAGATTGAAAACCGGACTTTATGCCAATATTCACGCCAAGCAGGCGCGCATTGCAGCAGGCTCAAAAGAAAAGATGCGCAAGCCTGGCACAAAGGGCGCGCCATCAGCTGCTGACTTTAAAGCAGCGGCCAAGACTGCAAAGAAGCCAAAGAAATGAAGACCCCAGCTTGGCAGCGTAAAGAGGGTAAGTCACCCTCTGGCGGCTTAAATGCCAAGGGCCGTGCCAGTGCAAAGGCCGAGGGCATGAACTTGAAAGCGCCAGTCAAAGCAGGCGACAATCCAAGGCGCGCATCATTCTTGGCGCGGATGGGCAATATGCCTGGTCCTGAGATGAAGGGCGGTGAGCCGACCAGGCTGCTGCTGTCATTGAAGGCATGGGGTGCAAGCTCCAAGGCCGATGCCAAGGCCAAGGCGGCTGCAATATCTGCAAGAAATAAGGCAAAGAAATGATTTGTCCGATTGTCATTGCCACTGTCAAGGGCCATGGTCTGGCCGTATTGCTGGAGTCAATCAGGCAATATGCGCCAGAGTGTCCGGTTTATCTGCGCGGCCCTGAGTCGGTAATCGAGCATTTTGATGCTGATTACAAAATCTTTGGCCAGCCAAGGAGCTTTGGCGAAGATTACAACGAAGTGATTGAGGCGGCCATGAAAGACTGGTCGTCTTGCATTGTGGCCAATGATGATGTAGTGCTGACACCGACAAGTGTGAAGGTGTTGATGGAAGATGTGGCCATTGTCAGGACCATGAACAGCTACAAAGCGGGGTGGGTCGCGGCAAGGTGCGATGCGGCCAGACCTTGTCAGAATGTGCGGATCACTGACCAGCCAGAGAAGCTGAGTTTCTACAAATTCCCCTCTGAGTCACACATTAAATTGGTCCAAGAGATCAGCCCAATCTTTGCATGGATATCAAGTGATGCATTTGAAGAGGCAAAGTTTCCCCCTCTAAATTGGTACTCAGATGATGTGCATTGTATGGACTTAATCAAAAAAGGCTATGGTCATTATGTGAGTGCCAGTTATGTCCACCACATTGGCTCAAACACCATTGGCTTTAATGCTCAAAAACTGCATGAAGATTCGCTGCCATGGCTTAGAGAGAATCGACCCGAATATGCGAGTGCCTGGTTTGATTCTTAATTTAGGGTCTGGCAAAGACTGGAACGCTGAGTATCTCAATGCGGATATTCAAGCCAGCAAGAATCCTGACTGGCTGGTCGATATCAGCAAGGTCAAGTGGGGCGATACGTTAAAGACGCGCTTTGGGCAGTTGGAAATCGTGCCAGGTATGTTTGAGGCCATTGTGGCCAATGATGTGTTGGAACATATTCCCAACTTGGTCGATGCGATGACCAACTGCAAAGAGCTGCTGAAGGTGGGCGGTGAAATGCGCATTCATGTGCCTTATGACCTGAGTCTTGGCGCTTGGCAAGACCCGACCCATGTCAGAGCATTCAATGAGAACTCTTGGCGGTATTACACCGATTGGCACTGGTACTTGGGGTGGCCGGATCGGTTTGAGCTAACAACACTGGAAATGCGTCTCTCAAAGGTGGGAGAAGCACTAGAATTGCCACAAGACGAAATTATCCGCACCCCAAGGGCTGTGGACTCCATGTATGTGGTTCTTACAAAGGTTAAGCCATGATTGAAAACATCACCGACAATTTATCCACCGACATTGCAGCCACCGAGCCAATGGATGATGCAGAGCTGCAAGCGATCATCACGCAAGACCTGACCGATGCAGTGAGCTATGTGGACAGTGATCTGTCACCCACACGCGCCAAGGGGACTGAATACTATCGCGGTGATTTATTTGGCAATGAGGTCGAAGGCAACAGCAAGGTGGTGGCCATGGAAGTGCGGGACACTGTCTCGGCCATGCTGCCAAGTCTGATGCGCGTTTTCTTTAATTCTGAGAATGTGGTCGAGTTTGCACCGCGTGGCCCAGAAGATGTGAAGATGGCCCAGCAGGCGACCGACTATGCAAACTATGTTTTCCAGAATGACAACAACGGGTTTTTGACCAGTTACGCCATTTTCAAAGATGCACTGGTGCGCAAGTGCGGCATTGCCAAATTCTGGTGGGAAGACAATGAGCAAGTGCGCATTGAGGAGTATTCCGGCTTAGACGACCAGACCCTTGAGATGCTGATGCAAGAGCCTGGTGCTGAAGTCAAGATTGTGGTGTCTTACCCTGACCCGCAAGTTGATGAATTGCAGATTTCCACAGTTGACCCATTGACTGGCCAGCCAGTGATGATGCCCCCAGCCATGGTCCATGATGTGCAGATCAAGCGCATCACAAAGGATGGCCGGATCAGGATCATGGCCGTGCCACCAGAGGAATTGCTGCTGGATAGACGTGCCAGATCGTTTGACGACTCGACCATCATTGCCCACCGGCAGATGGCCACTGTGGCCGACCTGATGGCCATGGGTTATGACCAGGATGAGATTGAAGAAAATCTGTCAACGACAGACCTAGACAGTAATGACGAGTATTTGGCGCGTCAGCCACTAAGCACCACATTTGGCACGAATGACGCTGCCAATCCGATGATGCGCAGAGTGCTTTACATCGAGGCTTATTCCCGTGTGGACTTTGACAATGATGGCATTGCAGAACTTAGAAAAGTCTGCTGCATGGGCGGTGGTTACAAAGTTGTTAGAAACTTACCAGCGTCTTACATCCCATTTGCTGACTTTCCATGTGACCCAGAGCCACACACAAGTCCCTTGGAAGCAATGTCAATTTTTGACATTACCCGCGACTTGCAAGAGATCAAGTCGGAAATACTTAGGAACACATTGGACAGTCTAGCCCAATCCATTCACCCAAGAACGGCAGTGGTGGAAGGCCAAGTCAACATTGATGATGTCTTGAACAACGAAACGGGCGCAATCATTCGTATGCGTGCGCCTGGCATGGTTCAGCCTTTATCGACTCCATTTGTTGGCCAGGCTGCATTCCCGATGATGGAATACATGGACCAGATCAAGGAAGATCGCACGGGTATGAGCAAGGCGGCCATGGGGCTGAATGCTGATGCATTGCAGTCCAGCACCAAAGCAGCGGTGAATGCAACGATCAATGCCAGCCAAGGCCGGATTGA